CGCCAGTCTTTGTATGACTCAAGCTGACTAAATACATTTGTGTTTTTAGCCACCCGAGTTCACTCTTCAAGTCTGACGGAATCGCCTGAGAAAGGATTCACGATAGTTCCTATTTTCAACTTATAAGAGCATTTCAAAACTCTATAAATTGAGAATAACGAACTTCAGAATCTAATCACAGACGGATTCCCCTTACGTATATGGGCCCTATCCATAGGACCAATAAACGCAGGGATACCATTAACCAAACGGGGTAGTGGTAAACCAGGCTCTAATGAGCGCAGAGAAGGTAAAACATCTCCTGCTTGGGCTTTCTGAATAGCCACGTAACAGGCCTTCAACCATTTTATGGTGAAGTCTGTTCCATGGTTCTTCTTGAGTCTAAGCAGCAGGTCAATAAATCTTCGTGCTATAACAAGACGATTTCTCAGCCCGTTAATCCGTTGCATAGAGAGAGATATAATCTTTTTCCATGCAATAGAGAAACGGCTCTTTGACAGTCCTAGGACCGTCATTGAGACTGGGAACACCTTGACAAGTCCCTTCTTGGATAAACGTGATTTAACAGAACCTAATGAGACATTATAATGTTTCGTTATTTTCATATTAAATCTGTTTTCCTTGACGCCGGACACGCCTCTGAACCTACTCTACTACAAGGCAATCATAGCACAAGCTAATTGTTTTGAATTAGGGCGGTTTCCCGCCATGACCTTGGCTACTCCCCCGTCTTAGGGGTTAAGCAGTAGTACATCGTCTTGCAAAGAGGATATTCGATGGAAGTTTCTTAATCAAGGCTTCGCGGTTCCGATAAGGGACGACAGTTCCATATCAGTGCTGCGAATGCAGTGAAGGGAGAAACCGAAGTTTCCCGCCAACCTTACATGCCTCGGACTCCGGGGTGGGTGTTCGCACTCATCTCTGAGTTTTAGTCGAGTCTCAACTAAACGAGCGATTTCTCACCGGCGTGCCTGCAAAAGCAGGAGCCAGACGGGAGAGTCATTAGAC